CAGGAGAAGCAAGAATGTCCAACGCTGCCCCTTCACACTACGAAACAGTAGCCGCCGGCCAAACGGCGCAAGTCCTCGGCAACGCGGGCTCTGCGGGCGACTTCATCGACACGCTCACGCTCGTCGTGACGACCGCGGCGACCGCCCAGGTCGACATCCTCGACAACGCGACCTCAATCAACGTCTTCCCGAACAGCCCTGGCGGCGGTGTCGGGACGTACGTGCTCCCGGTCAATCTGAAAAGCCAGAAGGGGCCGTGGAAGGTCACGACCGGCGCCGGCGTCGCAGTGATCGCCAGCGGCAATTTCACGTAATCCACTCACTCAGGAGCGAAGCATGACCAAGCAATTCTATTTCCGCTGCAAAAGCAACCCCAGCGCCCCGCCACTCGTTCTCGCGAGCTCGTGGGAAGCGAAGGAAATGCAGGATCACCCGGACTACGAGCAGATCGACGAGACCGGCGAAGTCATCGTGAACGAGGACGAGCTGGAAGGCACCATCCCCTTCCAAGGCTCCAAGGGTCGCAAGTAAAGGGATCGCATGACGCAGTACGGTGTAGATCGTAGCGGCGCGGCCGGAGGTTCCGGCAGCGCCGTTACGCCGATTGACCTGACCATCATCAACGCCAAGGGCGACCTTATCGCTGGCACCGCCAACGATGCGGCTGCGCGCTTGGCTGTCGGTGCAGACGAGACTGTACTTGTTGCGGAGGCGGCGCAGCCGACCGGGCTGAAGTGGGCACTACGCGCGCTGACCGGACTGATTGCGTCGTCCGGCATCACAATGGCGACGGCACGCTTGCTTGGCCGCACGACTGCGAGCACCGGGGCAGTCGAAGAGATCAGTGTCGCGTCGACGCTCACTCTCTCCGCAGGTACGCTCAGCGCCACCCAAGCGTCGCAGACGCAGGCAGGCGTTTCGGAGTGGGCAACGCAAGCAGAAGTCGACGCAGCGACCGCGTCGCGCGTCGCGACTACGGACTTGAATTCCATCAGTCTCGGCACGCCGACGGCTACCACGTCCGGCACGTCGGTTGACTTCACCGGCATCCCGAGCGGCACGCGCCGAATCACCTTGACGCTCACGGGTGTATCCACGAACGGTACGTCGCCGTTGCAAGTTCAACTTGGCGATTCCGGCGGCGTTGAAACTACCGGATACGCCTGTAATGCTGCCGGGGGAAATAATGCTGGGGCGCTGGGTTCTTTGGGCGCAGCGTCAAGCAGCGGTTGGGTGTTGGGCTCGTCCAACGGTGCCGGCTCGGCGTGGTCCGGTCAACTCATTCTGACGTTGGCGAACGCCTCCACCTTTACGTGGGTAGGAAGCGGCTGCGTTTGTGACGCTTCTCAAAGTATCTTTTATTTTTCCGGTGTGAAAGCTACCTCCGCAGTCGTCGACCGAATTCGGCTCACTACCGTAAATGGCACGGACACGTTCGACGCTGGCGCCGTGAATATCACCTACGAGCGCTAAGAACAGCTATGTCAACCAGCATCGTACAGCAGGCGCTCGACAAGACCATGAACCAATCCGTGCAGGGCGGAGTCACCGCCGCGTCGCTGCTCACCACGATCGGGGCGTTCCTCGAAAAGATTCATGGCCCGGCCGCGACGATCGGCGTGATCCTCGGCGTCGCGTGGGTCGCGCTCCAGATGTACCTCGCCGTCGAGAAGCGCTGGTTCCGCAAGGATTAAAGTAATGGCTGCTTCAGCTCTCACGTTCGTCCAGATCATCAACCGCGTACTCGAACGGCTGCGCGAGAGCGCCGTCACGAACTACAACGACACCGACTACTCGACGTTCATCGCCGGCATCGTCAATCAGGTCAAGTCGGAGATCGAGGACGCGACGTACTGGCATCAGATGCGCGAGACGTTCTCCGTGTCGACGACGAACAACACGTCGCAGTATTCGCTGACCGGCTCGCAGATGAACGCGGTCATCATCGACGCGTGGAACACAACAGTCGGCCTACAGCTGTCGCGCGGTTCGGTCGCCGGGTTCAACTCGAAGTTCTTCGGTGTCGGCAGCGGCAACAGCGTGCAGACTGGTTCGCCGACGGAGTACCTGCCGGCTGGCTACGACGTCAACTTCGACGTCGTTGTCGACGTGTGGCCCATCCCTGTCACCGGCAAGCTCGACACGCTGAAATTCAACGCGTACGTGCCGCAGGCGGATCTCGCAGCCAACGCGACGGTCCCGCTCGTCCCGCAGAACGTCCTCATCGAGGAAACCATCGCGCGTGCGCTCCTTGAGCGAGGCGACGAAGGAGCCGCCCAGCCCGATCCGAGCACCCCTGGCGGCAAGTTCATCCGCACCGACCTTCTGTCGCAGGCCGTGATCCGCAACCAAGGCGCCGACCCGACGGAGACCGATTGGGAGCCTGAGTAACATGGGTGCCCTTCGAGGGGTAAACCGTCCGCTCCCCGGAGCGTACGGCATGAACACGCAGTCCGAGGTGGTCGACGACCAGGCGCAGCGCTACGCGTCGCTCGCCGCGAACGGCGTCATCGACAAGTCGGGTAAGCTCGTCAGCCGCGAGGACTTCGTGCTCCAGACGAGCGGCTTTGCTGGGACCGTCGAGCAAGTCTACACGCACCGCAATAACGACGGCACCGAAACCATCATGTCCGTCGCCGCGGGCAAGGTGTACAGCGGCACCGGGACGTTCACCCAGCGCTACGACTACAGTGGCACGTCCACGACGCTGAACAACGTCCAGTTCGCGAGCCTGACCAGCAAGATTTACGGGATGCAGAAGGGCGTCGCGCCCTTCGTGCTGAACGAAAGCACGTTCGCTACCGAGGCGTTCACTGGCGCCCCTTGGTCGAACAGCCCGAACGTCGTGATCGCCGCTGCAGGCCGCCTGTGGGCCGCGGACGACGAGACGGGCGGCAACCGCCACACCGTGTGGTGGTCGAACCTGCTGGACGGCAAGGTGTGGAACTCCGGCGACGCTGGCAGCCTTGACGTGCGCGAAGCTTGGCCTAAAGGCCAGGATCAGATCATCGCGCTCGCCTTCCTGTCGGGCCGCCTCGTGATCTTCGGCCGCAACTCGATCCTGCTCTACACGCTGCCTGCTGATAACGACCCGGCGGACATGGCCCTCACCGATTCGATCGAGGGTATCGGATGTTCGGCGCGGGACAGCGTCTACATCGCTGGCGGGGACTTGTATTTCCTGCACGACTCGGGCGTGCACAAAATCCCGAAGCTTGCTCAAGTCACGAGCCTGCTTTCGATCATCAAGGTTTCCGCCCTCGTCGCCGACGACGTGGTGACGACCTTCGCCGCCGAGGATCTCGCGAAGGTGCGCGCCGGGTACTTCCCGCGCGAGAAGTTCCTTGTGCTTGGCGCCCCGACGTCGAACAAGACGTGGTGCTTCCACCTCGACCGCAACATCCCCGACCTCAACGTCCCCGCGGTGACGTACTGGACGAACGTGAGCGTCCCCTTCCGCGGTTTCTGCTACGATAAGAGTGGGAACTGGTATTGCGCGACGACCAACGGCATCGCCAAGTACACGGGCTACACGCCGGACGGCGCGGGCAACGTCTACAGCCTCGACTGGTATCCGCAGTGGACGCACCTCGACGACGAAACCCGGCTCAAGCACCTCAAGTCGGTCGCGTTCACGGTCGAGACCGACATCGGGCAAGTGTTCACCGCCCGCTGGCAGCTCGACTACAAGGAAGGCACCACGCGCACGGCGACGATGACGGCGGACTCTGCTGACTTCGCCGAAGCGCCTGGGATCGGCGTCATCCGCACTCCGATCGGCGGTTCGGGCAACGTGTTCCGCGTCGGCTTCACCACCACCATCAACAGCGACAAAGTCACGCTGCACTCGTCTCGGGTCTACGCCAACCCGGGCGCTACGAAGACCCGGTAATGGTTGAAGTACAGCGCACCGTGAAGCTGGACGACTTGCGCAGCATCTTGGCCCGGCCGCGCACCATCGAGCTCGCCACGGCAGCGTCCCCTGACGCGTTTCTGCACCTGGTCGAGACCCGCGAGACCACCGGCTCCACGTTGTTCGACGACGGCGTGCCGATGATCGCCGGCGGCGTCACGAGACTTCTTCCGCCCTACGCCTTCGTGTGGGTGGTTGCGAGCGGTGATATCAAGAACTACCTGCTGACCTTGGCCCGCGAGGTGAAAGCAGCGGTGAAGGAAGCCCTCGACGCCGGTCTCGTTCTCTGCACGAATGTTCCAGCCGGGCAGCCCGATGCAGAGCGCTTTGCAAAATATCTTGGCTTCACGCCGCAACCCGGCAAATATTGGGAATTGAGAAAATGAGTTTCGATCCGTCCAACATCCCAGGCTGGGACCCCGTCAACGGCGGTTTCGGTCTTCCTGCGGATTCGGCGCCGG